CAAGTAGATATATTCTTCTATGTTGGTGAATCTGGAGTTGACTCTGTAAAAGTTACTGTTCTTGAAACATTAAAACAAGGTGATGATGTTAGAGTTTATAAGCATCCACTTCATAATCTTACAAAAGATCAATTGAGATCTAGGGTTATTATGGATATTGCTGGATCTGATATTCTTGAAACTGATACTTATGTTGGACAAGGAATTACAGAATCCACTTATAAACCAATAGAATGGAATAAGCAAAAAGCAGATATGGTTATAAAGGGTGATGTTATTACTAAGGGTAGAGAAAATATTAAGGCTGCGGTTTATCCAACAGCACATATTATTCAAGATGTTTCTCCAACATCAACATCTATATTCGTTGATAATGCACAATTCTTCCAGTATGAGTTTAATGATTATAATATTTCTGCTGTTGATATTGGAGCATTAGTTATTCCTAATGATCAACCAGTATCTGCTGCATTTACTGCAATAGTATCTGCTTCTGGAACAATTTCTTCCTTTGACGTTACTAATGTTGGTGCTGGTTATTCAGTAGCATCTGTTCCTGTTACAGTTGGAATTCCAACTTATATTGGGGTTGGTATTGGATCAACTGCAACTGCAACTGCAACAATTACTAATGGTAGTGTTTCTTCTGTACAAGTAACAAATCCAGGACTTGGATATACTAGAAGTAATCCACCATTAGCATTGGCAGAGATTCCTTCAATTAATCCAGAATTAATTAAAGAAATTAGTAATGTTCAAGGATTTAGTGGAATTATTACTGGAATTGGAACTACAACAAATGGAAACCAATTAGCATTAAACTTCTTCTTTAGATCTGATTCATCTGATGCTAATGATTTGACGAATACCTTTAATCAAGAGAATGTTTCTGTTGTTATTAGTAATACTAAGGTTGGAACTGGAGTAACTTCTGTTGATACGGGAGGTAATAATTCAGTAGTTGGAATTGGAACGACAACATTAGATTGTGTTTATCGAGTACATAACATAACAAATGTTGGTCCATTAGGTCTTATTACATGTAATGTTCACAATGATACTGATGTTTCTTGGGCAAACCCACCAGTTGAAGTTGGTATTGCAACTGTTGCTTTGAATATGAGTGGTATTAATACTACTGGACTTGGTAGACTTTCTTGGGGTCGAATTTATAATTACACAAGAGGTACAAATCCAATTTCTATTGGTGTAACTGGTTTAACCTATGGTCAACCAAATCCAGTTGCAACTGAAGACCAGATAGGATTATCTACATATCCAACTGTTCAGCGAAGATTATTCGGAGCAAGGAATAGTGGTGGTATTAGAAACCTTTCAGCATAACTAGGTATAAATAAAGAAAAAAAGTAAAAGCATACAGAGATGTCAGCCATTGTTACTGATCAATTCAGAATACTGAATGCAAATAATTTCGTAGATTCCGTAGAGTCAACCAATAATTCTTATTATGTTTTTGTTGGTTTACCGAATCCAGACGCTAATGTTGGATATGGTCGATCTACTAATTGGAATACTAATACACCAGCACCAATCGATAATTTTACCGATAATAAGCATTCTGGTGATGTTATGATGTTTGCGAAGAAAATTTCTTCTGCTAACATTAGAAGAATTATAAGAAGAGTTAATTGGCTTTCTGGTACTAGATATGAAATATATCGTGATGATTATAGTATTACAAATCCAAGCCCATTAACACGTGCATCTAGGTTATATGCTTCAAATTATTATGTAATGAATTCTGATTATAGAGTTTATGCGTGTATTGAGAATGGATCAACAGGAGCATCACCTACTGGTAATGTTTCTCAAGATGAACCTACTTTTACGGATTTAGAACCATCAAGAGCAGGTGATAGTGGTGATGGATATGTTTGGAAGTATCTTTTTACAGTCAGTCCTAGTGATATTATAAAATTTGATTCTACCGATTATATAACTGTTCCAAATAATTGGTCAACTAGTACGGAGACTCAATATAGGACTGTTAGAGAAAATGGTGATTCATCTGTAAATTCAAATCAGATAAAATCTGTTTATATTGAGAAGGCAGGTGATGGGTATGCAAGTGGATATGGACAAGAAGTTGATATTTTAGGTGATGGTTCTGGTGGAAAGGTTCGTGTTGATGTTGTAAATGGGAAAATTACCAATACAACTGTAACTGCTGGTGGAAAGGATTATAGTTATGGTTTAGTTGATTTGGGTACATTAAACTCAAATGCGCATGTTGGGAGTGGAGAAGCTGCAAAACTTATTCCAATTATTCCTCCTTCTTTGGGTCATGGATATGATCTTTATACTGAATTGGGAACTGATAGAGTTTTAATTTATGCAAGATTTGATGATTCTACTAAAGATTTTCCAACAGACTCAAAATTTGCACAAGTTGGAATTCTAAAAAATCCGACTTCTATTGGATCAACTAGTATCTACACAGAGAATACTTTTTCTTCTGTACATTCTATTAAATTTACTTCTATTAGTGGATCAACTGCACCAATAGTAGGTGAAAAAATTACACAAAATGTAACTGGTGGAAGAGCAACAGGATATGTTGCATCATATGATAAAGATACTAAGGTTTTGAAATATATTAAAGATAGATCTCTTTATTATAACCAGACGACAACAGATCAACAAGATTATATTGGTATATCAACTAATGGTAAATCATTTAATTTTGAATCTTCAGCTAGTATAATTACGGGGGATTCATCTAGTTTCTCTGGTAGTATTGATACTAGTTTTAGTGGAATTAGTACTAATCCTACTGGAACCAAGTTAGTTAACCTTGGTGTTAACTTCATAGATGGTATGGCAACACCTGAGATAAATAAAGGATCAGGGGAAGTAATCTATCTCGATAATAGACCTATTATTAGTAGGAATACTCGCCAAAAAGAAGACGTTAAAATCATCCTGGAATTCTAAAGAAAAATGCCACAAAAGACAAATTTAAATATCAGTCCTTATTATGATGATTTTGATAAGGCAGATAACTTCTACAAAATGCTTTTCAAACCTGGATTCCCAGTTCAGGCAAGAGAATTAACAGGACTTCAATCTGTATTACAAAATCAGGTTGAATCATTTGGTAGTCATATATTCAAAGAAGGATCTATGGTTATTCCTGGTGGAGTAACTTATGATGATCGTTATTTTTCAGTAAAAGTAAATCCAGACCATCTTGGCATTGATGTAACGGTTTATCTTGACGCATTGGTTGGTAAGAGAATTAAAGGACAGAATTCTAAGATTATTGCTAAAGTTCAGCATTATATTCTTCCACCGACTGATGATGTTGATGAAATTACTATTTTTGTAAAATATCTCACATCAGGTTCTACATCAGAAAGTAATCCATTTGAAAATGGAGAAACTATTCTTTTAGAAGAAAATACCACTTATGGTAATACTACTTTGAATGCGGGTGATTCAGTTTTATCATTAGTTGCAAATAGTGCATGTTCAACTGGATCGTCTGTTGGATTAGAAAAGGGTGTATATTTTATTAGAGGTACATTTGTAGATGTTCCTACAACATTTATTGTTCTTGAACCATATTCAAATACTCCATCTTATAGGGTTGGATTAGATATTTTAGAGGAAGTTATAACATCCGATGATGATTCATCAATAAATGATAATGCTAAGGGATTTACAAATTATGCTGCTCCTGGTGCTGATAGATTTAAAATAAGTGTTAAACTTGCTAAAAAATCACTACAAGATTATGAAGATACTAATTTTGTAGAACTTGTAAGGATTGATAATGGTGAAATTAAGAAATTACAAGATAAATCGGTATATTCTGAGATAAAGAAATATTTTGCTAAAAGGACATTTGAAGAATCTGGTAACTATGCACTGAAACCATTTAGAGTAGATGTTCTTAATTCATTAAATGATGAGCTTGGAAATGGTGGTCTTTATGTGAAGGGAGCAAAGACTGAAGAAGGAAATGATCCTTCTGATGATGATATGTGTGTTAGAGTTTCATCTGGTACTGCATATGTAAAAGGATTTGATGTTGATCTAGTTGGATCTACTGTTTTAGATGTTGATAAACCAAGAGATGTAAAGCAGAAAAAGAATGCACTTATCCCATTTAATATGGGAAGTATGATAAGGGTTAATAATGTTACTGGTACTCCTAATATAAATGTTGGCACTACTCACGCAGATAATATTATTAAACTTTATAATGGAAGAAGAGACGGTGCTGGAGTAAGTGGTGGAATAACTAGTCCAACTTATGCTTCACATGGAATACATATAGGAAATGCAAGAGCATATGCATTTAATGTTAGTGATAATACGTATGAAGGTAATAATTCAGAATTCGAATTGTATCTATTTGATATTCAAACATTTACAACAATAAAACTTTCGAATGTACTTTTTGGAACAGCAACCGCAGGTGAAGCACCTATAACTTCACTTGTAAGAGGATTAAAGAGTGGTGCTACTGGATACATATCAGGTTATCCAAACCCAAATCCAGGTGTAGAAATACAATTAAGTCAGACTTCAGGTACGTTTATAAAAGGCGAACAACTTATTTTTAATGAGAAGACAACATTTAATGCTGCTATTGTGGATGTAAATGAATATTCAACCGAAGATATTAAATCAATATATCAAGAAGCAAGTGGCAATGGTGGATTACAAAAGAATTTTACATGTGATACTGTTCTTTATTATAAGACTCCAAAGCATTTTGCTAAAACAGATCTTATAACTATTACTAATGCTGGTGCTGCTACTGTTCCAGGTAGATCATTTACTGTTAATACTGGAATTAAAACAGATACTATTATTGCATGGCAGTCATCATCTAATAATGTTCCAACTTATAATAGAGTAAGTGCAGTTGCAGCTGATGGTTCAAATGTAACTTTGGTTGCATCTGGTGCAGATGTTGCATTTGTTAGTGATAAAGATTTACCAGGATCTACTAAAATGGGTCCATTTGGAGTTGCGACACCAAAAATTATTAATTTAGAAAGTTCTACATTATTCTCACCATTACCACAACGTAATGTATCTGCTGTTGATCTAAAAGATTCTGATTTAAAAGTTACTAAACTGATAAAGGGTAGATCTATAAGTTCAAACACTATTACATTAACATCCAGTGATGCGATAGATGCTTCATCTGGATTGGGTACTTGTTTCTATGAGACATTTGATACTGAAAGATATTCTGTATACTATAAGGATGGTACTATTGAGCAATTAGGTAGTGGTCAAGTTAATATTAGTGCAGATGGACATCAATTATCAATTACAGGATTGTCACCATCTGCTAGTAAAACTCCTGCTGATGTTCAAGTTACTGTACGGAAACTTGATATAAACAGTAAAATAAAAGATTATACTAGAAGTCATCAGGTAAATGTTACAAGAACTAACGGTGTTTCAACACAATCCGGATTAACAACAAGTTTCTCTTATGGTTTAAGAGTAGAAGATAAGGAAATTTCTTTAAATGTTCCAGATGTATCTAATGTTATTGCAGTTTATGAGTCTACTAATTCAAATGCTCCAACTCTTGATAAATTGACATTTGTATCTGGTCTTGCATTAGATACTTCTACATTTGTAGGTGAGAAGATTATTGGTGATGATAGTAGGGCAATTGCTCAGTTAGTAACTAGAAATTCTGCAACAGAAATTGGATATGTGTATTTAAATTCAAATAAATTCCAAGTTGGAGAAAAAGTAACATTTGAAGAATCTGGAATTACTGCAAATATTCAGTTAAAAACACCAGGAAGTTATAATGATAGAACACAAAATTATACTTTAGATACTGGACATAGAAAACAATTTGTAGATTATTCTAGATTGGTTAGGACTACTAATGGTGCTGTACCATCTAAAAAGTTGTTGGTTATTTGTAATTATTATGCATTAGCTGCTGGTGATACTGGTGATGCATTTACTGCAAATTCATATACACAAGATAGATATACTTATGATATTCCAGAACTTCCTGATGGAACAAGAGGAACAGATGTTATTGATTTTAGACCGAGGGTAAGTGCATTTACTGCAATGGATAAATCTCCATTTGCATTTAGTGCTAGATCTTTTGAAAAATCTGTTGATTTTGCTGTTGCACCAAACGAATCATCCATAATTGGTTATAGTTATTATCTACCTAGAATTGATAAAGTAACTATTAATAAACTTGGTGAAATTAGTATTGTAAGAGGAACTTCTGCCGATAATCCACAAGCTCCAGTTAATTCTGATGAGGCAATGGAGGTTGCTGAAATAACATATCCACCATATCTTTATGATCCAGCATCACAACCAATTATTAAATTGCGTGACAATAGAAGATTTACTATGAGAGATATTGGTGTTCTTGAAAAGAGGATCAAACATCTTGAAGTAACTACAAGTCTTTCTATGCTTGAATTAGATACTAAGACATTAGAAGTTACTGATGCTAATGGATTGAATAGATTTAAGACTGGATTTATTGTAGATAATTTTGAAAATAGAGATTTTATTGATACTCGGAATATAGAAACAAAATGTGATATTGATACTAATAACAAATGGTTAGTTAATGCAGTTGATAACTGGTCAATGCAAGCCGAATTGGCACTTGATCCAGCAATTGATCCTGCTAGTGCTGATTTAGATTCTAATTTAAAATTACTTGATCCAAATATTCAAAAAACTGGTGATTTACTAACTCTTAAATATACTGAACTTGAATGGATTAAACAAGCACATGCGACAGAAGTTGAAAATGTAAACCCATTTAACGTAGTTGTATTTGTTGGTGGTGTTGTTCTTGATCCACCTTCTGATAATTGGGTAAGAACAATTTATATTGATGATCATAGAATAGAATCTACTGGTGCAGAATGGGTTTCTGTTGGTAATGATACTGTTATTGGTTCTAATGGAAGTGTTTCGATGTCTCAGGACTTACGTAGCACTGAGAAGAAGGTTGGATGTAAGAAAGCTCTTATAACAACTGACGTGATGACAGCAACAATTTCACAAGATATTGTTAGAAGAACATTTACTAATCAATTAGAAGGTCCATCCAGAGAATTTGATTATGTTGAAAGTGTTAAAGTTAGTGGTGATTCAGATCCATTTATGAGATCTAGAAATGTTTATTTTGCTGCTAATGGTCTAAAACCATTTACTAAGCATTATCATTATCTCGATCAGCATGGATCATTGGATATATTCCCTAAACTTGTTGAAATTGAAATGAATTCAGGTACTTTCCAAGTATTTGAACATGCAAAGGTATTTAAAGATGGTGAATGGATTGGATATGTAAGAGTCCAAGCACCTAATCATAAGTTTAATGATACTACTCGTCCAGATGTTGGTGCTGGTTTAGGATCACCTTCTGGTCTTGTTGAGAAATATAATGTTGATCCATATGATAGAGATCGTGCTGCTCCATCAGATACGTATTCAGCAACATCTAAGTTATTCAATTGCGGTGTTAGATCATTAGCAAATGGTGTACATTTGGGATACTTTGGATATTGTGTTAAAGGTGCTACCATTGTAGGGCAAAGTAGTGGTGCTACTGCTACTGTAACCGCTTCTGAGTTAATTTCAGATAATTGGGGTGATATTGTTGGAAACTTCTTCTTTAGAGATCCTAATGCATCTCCTGCACCAACTATTAAGGTTAAATCTGGGACAAAAACATTTAAGGTTACTGCTACACCACCAGGAGTTACACCATTACCCGGAAGTACGACGTTTGCAAGTAATGCACAAGGAACATATGCGGGAAGTGGTACAATATTAACTCAGGATACTAAGACTGTTGGTGTAAGAAATCCAACAGAACCTAATACAACAAGAAAAGATGAAGTTGTTACTGTTACACGTACAGATACTAATATTACTCAAAGGACTAAGGTAGTACATCGAGATCCTCTTGCACAATCATTTACAACGCCAACAGAAGGTGTATTCTTAACATCTGTTGATGTTTATTTTGCAAGTAAAGATCCTGATGCAAAACTCTTCTTTGAAGTAAGAGATGTTGAATTGGGAACACCAACTCAGTTCTTGGTTCAGGATTTTGCGCAACTTTCATTAAATCCAAATGATATTCAAGTATCAAATGATGCTACAATAGCAACAAATATTAAACTTCCTTCCCCACTCTACCTAGAAGGGGAGAAAGAGTATGCAATAGTATTCTTAGCACCATCATCAGATCTTTATGAGATGTGGTGTGGAACAATGGGTCAGAAGACTGTTAAAACTTCTAATCTACCTGATGTTCAGAATGTTGTTGTTTCTAAGCAATATATTGGTGGTAGTTTATTTAAATCACAGAATGGTACAATTTGGACACCAAGTCAGTATCAAGATCTAACATTTACACTTTATAAGGCAGATTTTGTTGAATCTGGATCAGTAACATTCTATAACAGTCCTATTGAACCTGGTAATTTAAATGCTGGATCATTACCACAAAATGCATTTAAAACATTACCAAGAAAACTTACAGTTCCAATTTCCAATGGATTGAATAATGCATTATTAATACCAGGATTAAAGGTTAGTGATGGTCTTACTACTGATGATGAAGCAGCATCTATTACGGGTATTGTTGAGAAATTAGGTGGGACAATAATTGCAACTGGTACAGGTCATGTGAGTACCACTGTAGGTGGATCCAATTATGGAGGTAGTTCATATACTACAGTTCCTTTATATAATATCAATAGTAATGGTTCAGGAGCACAAGCAACAATAACTATAAGTTCTGGTGCAGTTAGTAACGTTAATATAACTGCTCTTGGTACTGGATATTGTGTTGGTGATCAATTAGGTATCACGACAGCAAATGTTGGTGGTGCTGGTGCTGGTGCAGTAGTTACTGTTAAGAACATTTCTCATACAAAAACTCATATGTATTTGACCAATGTTCAAGGAGAATCCTTTACTAATGGTCAACCTATAATTTACTATAATAATAGTAATGTAAGGACTAATTTACAGTCTACTGGTGGTGGTACACCAAATATGACTGTAAATGGCAATTCTACCCAATTAGGTGAATTGTATAGTGGTAATATTATTGAAGTTAATCAATATAATCACGCACATCATGGTGCAAATAATAAAATAAAAGTTCAAGGTATAGAACCTGATAGAGAAAAGATTGCTACAACTGCTGAATGCGGGGTTAGTGATACACTTGTATCAGTTGCTAGTACTTCTGAATTTGCAGGATTTGAAGGTATTACAACTTCAAGAGGTTATGCATTAATTGGTGGACAAGAAATTGTTCAATATACAGTTGGAACTAATCAGTTATCTCTTGATCAACGTGGACTTTTTGGATCTAAATCCATACCACATGCATCTGGATCAGTTGTTACTCCATATGAAGCTAGTGGATTCTCTTTAACAGGAATTAATACAATCTTCGATATTCCAAGTAGTGCATCTATAAGAAATGCTGCTACTGTTGATAAGTATTATGTTGAAGCATCTAGAACTCAGACTAGAACTGCTGGAAAAAATCAAGTAAGTTTCCATTCCGAAAGAAGTGTTGGTGGTGCTGCCGGATTTGGTGGAGTTGGTATTTCACAAAATCATCAATTCAGTTCAATTAATCCACAATTTAATATCATTACTCCTGGTAAAGGGACACAAGCTTCTGCCCAAATAAGAACAATAAGTGGAAGTAGTGCAGGTGGTTCGGAAGTTTCCTTTATCGATCAGGGATATGAACCAGTTCCTTTGAATAAGACAATTCATTTCCCAACACCAAGAATGGTTGCATCTAAGGTTAATGAAGCGAATCAATTGACAACAATGCCGAAGAATAAATCTTTGTCATTAAGGGTTTCGTTTAAGAGAGATGCTGGAAGACCCGGTCTTTCACCTACAATGGATATTAAAAATGCTAATTTTGTTCTTTCTAGAAATAAAATTAATAATCCAATAGATGATTATGCATTGAGTCCATTATCTAATAATACATCTGGCGATCCACATGGATCAATATTTGTTTCCAAACGAGTTAATTTAAAGCAACCTGCAACTTCATTGCAAGTACTTGTTGCGGCAAATAGACCTGATGAAGCAGATTTTAGAGTTTTCTATCAACTCTATACCGCTGATTCAACTGAAGTTCAACAAACATATGAACTTTTCCCTGGTTATGATAATTTAGATGATACTGATGGTGATGGATTCGGTGATAGGGTTATAGATCCTAGTAAGAATAGTGGTAGACCAGATGCTAAGGTTCCTGCAAATGTAGGAGATAGTTTCTCTGAATATCAATTCACCGCAAATAATTTATCACAATTTAGTGGATTTGTTATTAAGATTGTTATGAGTTCTACTAATGAATCTCAACCAGTTAAGATAAAAGATTTCCGTGCTCTTGCATTAGCATGATCCCAGTAGAAGGACATAAACACCTTTTTAGGGATGAGAATACAGGTGCTATTGTCAATGACGATAAAGCTGGATATGCCAAATATTTGGCATTAAAAACTCAAAAAGAGTCTGAGAAAGAAGAGCTTGATAATCTCAGAAAAGATATTGATGAAATTAAATCCCTACTTAAAGAGATTGTCAAAAATCCTAATTAGGGTAAATATAAATATATAAAGATCCTGAATTGTTTATATCAGTATGCCATCAGAAATTAAAGTTAGAGTAGGTCAACAAAACGCAGTAAAAGTCGTTTCCTCATTAGCAGGTGCTCAGGGACTTTCAATGTCTGAATTAAGTGATGTTAATGCTTCTAATTTATTAAATGGAATGGTTCTAGTATACAATGGTGCAACTCAGAAATGGGATGCAACCTTAGAGTTAACTCCGGGAGCCACACAAAACTTAGATATTAACGGAGGCAACTTCTAATGGCTAGTATTATAAGGGTCAAAAGATCCTCTGGTACTAATAAACCCGCCACCCTCAATTGGGGTGAATTTGGATACGTAACGGGTATCGGTAGTTATGGCGGAACTAATCAATATAAAGACAGAATTTTTATTGGTGATGATGGGCAAAATGCAAATCCAGTAGGTGGATATTATTATGCTTCTATGATGGAGCATTCACCAGGTACAGTGACTGGTGTTACAAATGCTAGAAATACTGACGGTGGTATTGTTGCCGTTCTTGATAGCAATAGAAAGGTTGATGAGTGGAATGTAGATAATTTAACTTTAAATTCTAATACATTATCATCTACTGATACTGATGGTGATATTATCTTTAATCCGAATGGATCGGGTGAGGTAATGATTCCTGATGATACATTCTTGGGATTTGGTGGAGGAGCAAATGGCACTGATGCTGCTGACTCTAAGATTGAATATGATGAAGATGGTGTTAATCAATTAACATTTAGTGGTGCTGATGTAAGATTTAATATTACAACCGAATCTAGTACCAAAGACACTGGTGCTATTATTGTTGAAGGTGGTGTTGGTATTGAGAAAAACCTTAATGTTGGTGGATCACTTAATATCATAGGTAATGCTACATTTGACCAGATTCGTTTACAAGACAATATTATTTCCACAATAAGTGGAGATACAATGTATCTTGATCCATATCCTGATGGATTGAGTAATGAAGGTACTGTTGTTGTTAAAGGAAATTTACAGGTAGATGGTACACAGACTGCTGTTAATTCTAGTAGTGTAACTGTTAATGATCCATTATTTGTTATTGGTGAAGTTACAAGCAAAAGAACAGTAATGTCACCAGTATCTGCTGGTGCTAATACAATTACCTTAGATTCTATTGTTGGTGTTAACACTGGTGATGCTATTTCTGGAAGTGCTTCATTACCAAACAGTGGAGTAGCAACTATTAGTTCATATAACACAGGAACTAAGATTGTAACTATTCAAGGAGTAACTAGTGCTGGTATTAGTACTACTACTCAATTAACAATTACTCACGCATACGATACCAATACTGATCGTGGTATTCAGTTTAAGTATAATACGAGTTCTGGCACAGCAAATAATAAAGATGGATTCTTTGGATATGTTGATGCAGATACTAATGCTGGAAGTAATGCTCCTGCACGTTCTTGGACTTATGTTCCCGATGCAACCATACAAGGTAGTACGGTAACTGGTACAAGAGGATATCTTGATATTAAAGGTATCTATTATCAGACTGCTGATTATAATGCTAATGGTGCCGTATACTTTGATGATAATGGATTACAGACTTCAACTAATAATCCAGCATCTCCAACTATTACATCTAAACAGGTATTAACTGGAATTACGAAGAATACTCTTGCATTACCTTCTAATGTAACTTTAGCAGTTGGTGATATTGTTAAACAGGATACAACTAATGCTTATGGTGTAGTTGAAACCGCAGTAAGTGGTGGAAATTCTATTAATTTAGTTGGTGTTGAAGGTACATTTACTAATACTTACAATATTCGCAAGGAAGGTAATAATGGTACTATTGCTAATCTTGCTGTAATTCCTTCTTCTGTTACGGTGATATATACTAACAGACCTACATGGACTTCAACTCTAGACGGAGGCACATTCTGATAAAATCATGCAACAAAATAATAGTGAAGTGGACGTTAACGTTCTTATAAGTTTATACAATAATAAACTTGCAACGGCATTAAATCAAAATATTCTTTTAGAAGCAAAACTTGAAACATTGAAAATAGATTCTGATAAAGTAATTATAGAATTACAAACAGAAATTGAGAAACTGAAAAAGGCTAAGAAACCTGTTCCATAGACAAAATGGCAAAACCAGCAACCCGACAACAATTAATAGATTATTGCTTACGCAAGCTGGGTGCTCCTGTCTTGGAAATTAATATTGATGATGATCAAATAGATGATCTCGTAGATGATGCTTTACAACTCTTTCAAGAACGTCATTTTGATGGAGTAGAGAGAATGTACTTAAAGTACAAACTTACTCAGGCTGATGTTGATAGAGGACAAGGAAATACTACAACTGGAGTTGGTATTGTAACTACAACTGCAACATCCACAAATTCAGCAGTTGGAATATCAACTAATAATTGGTATGAAACATCTAATTATATACAGGTTCCTGATTCTGTTGTTGGAATAGAAAAGATTTTTAAATTTGATACTAGTACTATTTCAGGTAGTATGTTTAGTATTAAATATCAGTTATTCTT